TTATTAAACCCTTTGTGGACTGTTAATTTATTTTGATTCATAGGTCTGTTATCCGTTTTTATGCCTTCTGTCGTTAAAACTAGGTCTAACGACTGGTTTCCTAAATTATATATTGTATGACTACCGTTAAAGGACATTTTTTAATTCCATGTTTGTTATGTATTTATCCATTTTGTCTATAAATACTTTGGATGACTAATGAGACTAACCTACAAGAGAAATTCCCTTTTTTAACTGGAATGTCGTACAACGGTAAAGACTACGTCGGCATTGTCCAGAACAAAGATAATCAAATTATAAGTTTTTACGATATTGACAAATGCCGTAACAGTAAAGAGAAGAAAATAATGATGGAATGTGGCGACTTATGGTGGTGGGAATCTAATAGGATGTTACCAATCGATGTATTTCTGTTCCATGAGATGCAACAATTTGGGCATTGTGTTAGTACGTTTATTTTAAAAGAGACTGAAGTACTTTTTGGGCCTGTAACTAGTATGCAAAACATACTTAAAAAGCGGATCAAACGTAGAAGTATTCAGTTAGTTAAAAAAACAGACACACCCGAATAAGGCGTTAGCCTAATTGCTCTATAATTAAATTCAATTGCACTATAATAGCTGTAGCATAACCAATTGCATGACTTCTTTTGAAAAAGTAACTATCAGTTTGTTCCCATACTTCGCTTAATATTACTTCCCAACTATTACCGACTAAGTGTCGTTTGCCTGGTCGTATAAGTGCAAGTATTATTGCCAAGTCTTCTACACTTTTAGGTAAGTGTTGCTTAACAATTTCGTAATGTTTATTAATATGAAACAGTTGGTCAACAATTTCTTTATGCTCAAACAACTCCCACATAGGTTCTGTTGCTAAAAGTTTATCTAAATGCTCTTCACTTTTAACACCATTGTAAATATGATTATTCAATACATCTAATTTAAAGTAACCAACTGCTTCTGCTTCTTTATGGTCTATTGTACTAATACCTTTTAACGGAAACATAGGAATAGGTTGCACATACACACCAGTGTTATGCTTTTCAAATTCTATTCCACGTTTGATACTCGCTGGTGTATGTTCAATAAGTTCTAGTAACTTATCTCTATCAGCCATATCAATGTCTACATCAAAATCTATATTCATAATTCTTTTCCAGCAAAATCTGATGCCATTGGAAATACTTTTGCAATAACTTCTGCAATAGCGTGAGCTAGTTCCATATGCTCTAACTGTGTACCGTTAGCACCACGTAATCCAATATAATGAATCCAACTACGAAGCGTACCGTTCACATAGAGTCTACTTAACGTGTTACCTTCCGGTAGTACTGCTCTTGCTTGTTCTTTTGCAATGCCTTTGCTTATAGCCCAATTGTATGCGTCTAGTGAAGCATCTATAACTCGCTGTTGCTTGTTTTTCCATTCACCTTGAAGTACTGCATGTCCATCCATCTCAGGATCAAGCTCAATACTATTTTGCCTATTAACAGGATCTTGTAGTCTTGCTTTTCTAACTTCGAACTCTAAATCCTTTGTTGGATCTGCATAACGTTGACTAAACTCTTGGAAACTAAAACTTCTATGTCTCAACAATTGTCTAGCAATGTCTCTAGTTGTTTCTACTTCCATACAAACACTTACCATCTCAAGTGGACTCCAGTGTTTATGGTGAATAAGATAATTAACAAGTCTCTCGTTTGAAGCTGTATTGTGTTGATTTTCTGGATTGCTTACCTTAGCACAATACGCCACTAAACCTAAAAGGCTTGAGTCTCTCATATCATCTCCTATAGTTGGTGTAACTACTGCAGGTGATTGACTGTAACTAATTATGGTTGCTTTCATAGATTTGCTTCCTCGCATGTTTGTTTAATTTCTGCTACTTCGTCCTTGTTCTTTTTAAATAGTCTCATCCAAAATGGAGGATCTATGTTATCTTGTATCATTTTTACTTGTTCATCATTAAAACGTTCTAGTAATGTTCCGCCTGTGTCACTTAAATACAATACCCATGGACTTACTTTACCTGAACGTATATCATATACTGCTCTACTAGGAGATACATTAACAAAGTATGTCTGCCATGCTTCGTTATGTTCTTCTCCCCACTTAGACATATAAATTATAGTTCGCTCTAATGCTTTTAGACCAGGCTCTTTTTTTACATATTCTTTTAAAAACTTATCGTACTGTGCATCTGATATCCATAACTTTAGTTTTACGCCTGTTTTAATTAACCATTCTGTAAACAATTCTGGGTGTAGCCATTCGTTAACTTGACATGCTCTGCCAAATTTAACAAACGATCCATAATAAGGACTTACAATAAAGTCTTCTATAGACTTAGGATGTTTAGCACTAGTATTCAAATCATAAAACATTTGGAATGCACGGTGGCTTAATCGTATGTGGCTCATATCTTTGTCTGCAAATCTTCTTTTCTTTACACACATATGAACTGCCAAAGTAGTCTCTGACTTAAATGTCTTTTTGCACCATTTACATTCCATTATTTAAATATCTCTTTTATCTCTTTATCAGGTACGCCGGCATCTTTAACATATTGCTTGAGTTCATCTTTTGTGTTTATACTTAATAATAACCCTACCTCATCATGCTTTAAATGTGGCAGTAGTTCTGATATTGCTGTAAACACTTTGTTCTTCTTTTTTCTAATGTTCGGCGGTTTAATATATTCATGATTCTGTGGTTTACCACAACCGGCTACTGTAAACAATAGCCATTGCAGTTCTGGATGTTTACTAACATCGCTGAATCTATTATTAATACACTCGTTGACCATATACAAGTAGTCTGCCGACATATTACCTCTAACACAACTAGCATAACGCATCATCATCCAAACACTAAATGCCTTTTTCTTTTCTGCATCAAGGCTAGTATACCAGCCACGGTCTTTTACGTCAATAGCTCGCATAACTTCTGATAATGGTATAGCCGGTGCCTTCTTCTTAGCCGCCATGATAATCCTTGTATGTTTGTATAAAGTCAGGTTCGCCTTTTGCCACGTTAGCTTTCCATGTGTCTCCTGTGTCGTCATCAGCAGTATCGCTGATATATTTATAACAATGGAAATCTACGCCTTCATTTTTACAAACTTTTGCAATTGCAAAGGCTTCCATTTCAACTATATCTGTGGGTATGTCTAATTTAGGATCTGTAATGAAATCATCACCTGTGCTACAAGAAACTCCTTCACCAATAACTATCTTTCTGCTGTTTGGTTCATAAGGAGTCTCTCCTAGTTTAATGCCAAACTGTGTACAATTCATATCACGTTGTACAACTACACCAACTTGATGTATGCCTTCATGTAATGTGATACCGCCGGCGGTGCCGAAGTTCCATACACGTTCTGGCTTATATCGTTCTACTAACTTCGCCGCAGTAATACCTGCATTAACCTTACCTACTCCAGTAAAGAAAACGTTTTCCCATGTAGCCATTTCAGGAGCCTCTTGGGCCAATGCTATTAAAATTATGTCTTTTATATTACTCACCTTCAAATTCAATTAGTGTGTTTACGTTGTATCCATGTTGTTCTATTATAGCACTTCCTTGTAGTGTGGGCAAGTTTATTAGTGCTAAAATTAAAATATTTTCTTTTGGTACAGCAAAATGTTCATGTACAATATCAGCACATGCTATTGCTGTGCCGCCTGTTGCAATTAAATCATCAATAATAACAACATTGTCATGCTCAGTTATTTCTGTAATCTTTTGTATTTCTAAACTTGTACTTCCATACTCTAGGTCAAAATCACGGTTGTGCGTTTCGTTTGGTAACTTGCCTGGTTTCCTTGCCATTATAAACGGCAGTTCTAAATCTCTGGCAATAGGGGCTCCAAATATAAACCCTCTACTTTCAATGCCAATAAGTTTAGTAGCACCAAAGCTCATTGTTAGCGAACTCAAATCTAATAGCGACTTATTAAACGCTAACGGATTTTCTATTAGGCTTGTGATGTCTCTAAATGCAATACCTGCTTTTGGAAATCCTGATACTGTTCTAATATATTCTTTTAAATCAATATTATAACTATTCGATATCGGCGAGCTCATCTTTTTCCCCATATCTTTTCCCAAGCATCTGCATACTTCTTTTGGTCTCCTTTTCGTGACCTTTGCCTAGAGCCTTTACCGCCATGCCATTCACCTTTGCTTGGTTTCTTTTCTTCTGCTTTACTTGGTTCCGCTTTACTTGGTTCTGCTTTACTTGGTTCCGCTTTACTTAGTTTTGGTTCCTTTTTTTCCGTCATTCTTTCCAGCCCCTCATCCTAGTCAATCAAATCACCTATTTCTATTTCTTGTGGTATTTTATTTGCCTCTTTAACAAACATGGCACACTTTGGATTGGCTTTAGATTCCAAAGGAACCATTAACATGTGTCCATTCTTTAATTTAGGAAAAAACCATTTAACATCTTGGAAGATGTTTGTGATTTTAATTTCCACCGGATTCAATAGAGAGCCGCTTAATGGATTAAATATGACTGTTAAAAATCCTCTATTGTTCAAACTCGTTAGTGGAATAACTTCTACTCCGGTTAAATCTTCATCTGTGATTGCTATACTCCAATCCATTGGCATTTGGATATTGTATTCTCCAATCTGCAAACATATTGCTGGTGCATAAAAACTCTCTAGGAATATAAGTGGTAAAAAATAGTAATCCATAAACGTCGGATCTGTTGTATCAAAAACACAAAACCGAATATCATCTATCTGATCCGGTACTTGGTCTATTTCAAATACTGTATTATCGACTGTTAATATTTTCATTTATACTCCACTTTGGTAACTTGAAATTTAAAAGATTGCTCTTTGTAGAAGGCTTTTCTTTTTGTCAAATGGCGTTTACTATATTTTAAATTACTAGTTACATCAATTACCTGTAAATAGTCCTTGTCTTCTGCTTTACGGATTCCCCTCCCTATACTTTGTATTACCCTTACAAAACTCTTGCCTGGTTCAAGTAATACAAGATTAAAAATCCTAGGTATGTTAATACCAACTGCGGCAACTCCGTAAGTTGCTACAATTACTTTATTGTCCATGTCGGATACTTCAGCATATTCTGCCTGCCTATCTTTCACTTTCATTGCACCTGATATAAATGCCCAATCAGGATTTCTTTCTTTAAACATTTCTCCCGTTTTAATTCTATCAATTAGCACTAGTGTATTTCCGTTGTTAGACAATCCATTAATAATTGAAGACAAGTGGTCTATACGTTTAGGATCTGTTACTAGCCACTTTAGTTCTTGTGCATAATTAGTAAAGCCTTGTACGCCATCTTGCATTTGAAAAATATTAATATCTAGGTTTGCTAGGACGCCTTTATCTTGTAACTCTTTACTGCTTAAATTTCCAGTAACTGGGCCTAAGCAACAAGTACATCCAACTGCTTCGTGTTCTTCTTGTGGTATTGTGCCTGTTAATCCCCAACGGATTGGAACATTAGCAAACACTCCTCCTAATAGTTTTTGAAGTACGTCAGCTTTTGCTTTGTGTACTTCATCTACTATAATACAAACTACTCCATCTAAGAACTCGTCTATTGGAAAGTCTGCTTCAAACTTTTTACTCTTCTTTTCTAATACTGCTAAACTTTGCCATGTACAAATAGTATGAGTTTTGTCATATTGTTTTCTATCGCCAAACAACACACCAACATCAAGTCCTAAAGTCTTATAATCTTTTTCTGTTTGTACTACTAAGTCTTTGTTAGGTACAATAACTATACTACGCCCATATGGCTCACAGATATCGCTTAAGGCGGCTGTTATGAGCGTCTTGCCTGCTCCTGTAGCCACTTCCTGTAAGCTCTGTGTATTCTTTAAAAAGTTATTAATAACTTCTACTTGATAATCTCTTAGTATTACTGGCGAACCTTCTGCTGGGTGACCTTTGGACCACATAGTGTTTTCGTATTTTAACTCTGTTACAGGATCAAACTCAAATTTCCATTCGGTCCTCTGGTCATCTAATTCTATACTATATCCGCTGTCTTGAACTATGGGTAGTAATTTATCCAATAAGTTCATATATGTTCTGCCGCCAATATCACAATACCTAATACACCCGTCCCACCTGCCAAGTTTATAAGCAGGCATGTGATAAGCGTAAGGTAAAAAGTATTTCGCCGCATCTGACATCTTACGTCTTGTTGCTGGATCTAATCCTGCAAACTTTACGTTAACTTCATCGCGAATCTCTAAAACACATTTAGGCATAATTTATTATACTACTAGTTGTACTGAATTGTCAAGTTAATTTCTCTACCTTTATTATTTATTACCATACTTTAGAATAACTCCCATGATCTACATCATTGATAGACAGTGAAAATGACAGAGTATTTGAAAGAGTATGAAACCTCCTACAACAATTCCTGT